CAAGATTCTAGAGGAAATTTTTTTGGAAGAAGGTTTTTCAAATATGGCACAACAGATACGCAGCAATCTTGAACATCGCGATTTTTCGTCATTAAACGTTGACTTGTCTTCTGCTGCTGGGTTTCCTTATGCTCAGGGAAAGAAGAAGAAAGATGTTTATGATGATGCCCATGCGAAAGCTTGTGATATGCTGGGCGATGACGAGACTTTTCATCATTATTTTGATGAGCATGTTTGGTATACTACTGGGCGTGCAAAACATCAGAAAGTAAATGATGCTGATGCGGGACGTCTTATACAGTATGCAGGTTTTTCAGGGCTTTTAATTGCACTGTTGTTTGTACAACCATGGTGCTCATTTATGAACAAGACATACGCTTGGTGCGGAGTCGGTTTTTCTTGGATGAACCAGGGTGCTAACAAATTCGCATCTTATTTCGAATGTGATAAAGGGTTTGCTCCTGATGGATACAGATATGTTTCTTTGGATATTAGTAGCTGGGACGCTAAGTTGCATAAAAACATTATGGACTTGTTAAAATATTTCTTTAGGCGTTTATTATTTAAGTGTGGAATTAGTCATCGCTTTATTACGTTGTTTGAACGTATTTTAGATGATATGATCAATTCCACTATTTTAATGCCTTTAGGACATATGTTTAAAGTTTCGCAAGGAATGAAAAGCGGTTGGGCATCTACTGCAAATGATAATACGTTGCTTCATGAGATCATTTTTCGTTGCATTATGGAACGAGTTGGTTTTATGAAGCATGTATTGTATGGGGATGACAACTTCTTGCTAGTTCCTGATGCAATTTCAGATGATACAATAGTTTCAGAATATGCTAGATTTGGCATGACTGTTAAGGTAATTCATTCTTCTAGGTATATTGGTGATGTTGATTTTTTATCGAAACACATTCATTATCGTAATGGTAATTATTATGTGTTTAGAGAAAGTGTTGAAACCCATTCGCGTTTGATTATGCCAGAAGAAATGGATCCAAGACGTCGCGAACGTCCTGATGTTGTTGTAGCTTCTGAACGTGTCATTGGGCATTTGTTAGACAATCCTTTTAATAGTAATGTGAGGAAAGTGTGCTACGATTTATTAGCCAGGTTTAAGAAGCATTATGATGTTCATTGGGTAGAAGTGACTCCCGAAATGTGGAAAAAACATCCATGGCGCATGTTTGATCAGAGTTTGATTCCGAAAAAATTTCCGATTATACCTTCAATGATGATGATAGAACAGCTTTACGGCGTACCTATTCCATCTTCATTAAAGGTTAATTGGCCTGGAATTCCGAATCATATTAAATTTGACAAATTTGCATCAGATGATGACATGTTTCCATATGTGACCGCAGTCAATTTTTCAGAAGATGTTTTGATTAAACTTTCTGAAATGACTAAGAAAAAATATCGAGCGGTTATTCGGAAGATCTCCCCTTATTCTCAGCCGAAGAGGTGCTATGGATTTCATGCAGCCAGAATGGAATTTGCAATAAAATATTTTGATATTAAATTCAATAATGTTTTAGATTTAGGATCCCATCCTGGCGCTTGCGCTGCTTCTCTTGCCAAATATTGCAAAGACATTACGTGCGTTTCTTTGAAACCAAACGTTGATGATAAAAAACCTTTTTGTCCATACATTGCACCAGACGACAACATTAAGATCGTGAGGTGTGATGTTAACAAATATCGAATTTATCAGCCGTTTGATTTAATGCATGATGATGTTGATTTTGTTGGCCGTCATACCATTGAAACTGATATGCAAATTGGCAGGGAAATGATTGCTAGAGCTTTGAAACATAAAGATATGGTATCACAATGTCTTTTCACTATTAAACAAGTTGATTGGAGGATTATTGAGGAATTGTATGAATTGTATAAGGCTTATGGTCATATCGATTTTGTCAAACCTTTGTATTCGAATCCTTGGAAATCAGAGTTTATGGTTTATGTAAGAAAGGACAGGACGTCACCTCCTTTTAAGAAAGCTGTTTTTCGCAGATCATTGTACGCCTTTTTAAATTCTTTTGCTCCTGAATTAATTCGTTGGAGTGAGGTTGTTATGGGCGTAATTGCTGGTTTTAAAGGAATTGGTGATGTTCAGGGATATCCTGCTCAGTCAGATGTGCATGAAGCCGAATGGATCAGAAAATGGAATGTTGAGGATGTTGTGAAGTAACCTCTAGTCTTTGAATGGGCCAGGCTTTGGCCGCTATGTTACTTCTGGATATATATATATAAAGCGAGATTTTTCTGCGTGTTATCACGTTATGAAATTTCTTGGAAAAAAA